ATCATCCTTGTTGATTCATCTAATTTATCATTGTTAACAAAAGCTGATAACTGATCCATTAATATAGCTCTATCCTTTGGATACAAATAATGTAAGTTGATACCTAAAAATCCGTCTTTATATCTTTCGATTGGAATGACTAGGGGGAAGGTATCATAGTATGGTAATCTATCTTTATTTTTGGGATCATATTTAAAAAAGTACATATTACCAGAACGCCAAAAAGAAACTCGTTTTTCATTTGCTATAATTTGTCCAGGTCTTTTATATCTTTGTAAGGTTTTTTTTACTATTGCTTGTTTAACTATTTTTCGAAACCATACTTTAGCAAGTTGTGTTCGTGTTGCTACAAGTCCAGATTTAATTACATTTGTTAAGATACCCAAAATAGGTAACATATTTGTATTCCATTGTAAGATGTTGTTTAAAATGTCGTAACTATTTAGTAATTGTTAGAGTATCTTCTGTTATTATTTGCCACGTCCATCCTTTGGTTTCACATACACTTACAGCTGCTTTCCACTTTGCCTCATTTATACCCCACGTTTTCACCTCGTTTAAATATCTTCTTTTATTTTTGGGATTTAGTTTTGGGGGACGAGTCTGTTTCTTAGGTTTGATTTCAACTAAAGTTTCACCTTGTTTAGTTTTAACCCAAAAATCTGGATAATACCTGTGCCATTTATTGTCAATAGGAGATTTATAGGGGATTATAACTTCTTCACTTGACCAAGATAATACATTCGGTTGTCGGTCTAAATACTTCATGAACTTCAATTCCCACCCAGAACGATAAGTAATTTTAGTATAGTCACCTTTATATTTTTTATAATTTTCTGGTCTGAATTTCCCTTTGTATGCCATATAAATATATAGACATCTATTAATAACTACTATTTTACAATAAGGAATAATATGGGTACACAGATGGTAAATTTGGAATGGCCCCCGAATCTTGGAGACCCAGAATTTCCACATTTTATGGAATTTAAAACTTTTGATTTTAGAACAAATACACCTACCAAAAATATAGCCTTATATATTCCTCCTGATGCTATGAAAACAGGATATAAGGCAGAATATAAAGATGATGCAATAGGGCAAACTGGATCTGATGCAATCCGCGCAATGACATCTGAAGGTGGTGGTGCATCTAATATTGGTGATAATCTCTGGAGAGCCATAGGGGGTATTGCAACTGGTAGAACAGCTGCTGGAACAGCTGTGGAAAATTTAACGGCTATGGGACAACAAGTGATAAGTAAAATCACTGGTGGTAATGCAGATACATTAATGGGAAACGTAACCGGGAAAGTACTCAATCCTTATATGGTTGCCGCATATCAAGGTCCAACAGTTTTACGTGATCATTCATTTACTTTTAAGATGATGCCAAAAAATGCAAATGAATCACTACAAATAGCTAAAATAGTAAAAGCTTTTAAAATGGCTATGTTACCATCTCATGGGAAAGGAAAAGCATCCATTGCCCCTGTTGGATTATTTGGTTATCCTGATGAATTTACAATAGATTTTAAGATAAATGGTGTGGATCTCGACACAGAGCTGAATCCACTTTTTCGAATAGGTAGATCTGTATTAACCTCATGTGACATAGATTATACTACTCAAGATACTACATTATTTTTTGACCAGTCACAACATCCGGTTTCGGTTGAAATGAAATTAGAATTTAAAGAATTAGAAGTTATGCATCGTGGACACATTGAAGCTGGATATTAATAAAAGGAAATACTAATTATGTCAGAATTTTTTTCTCATTATCCCAAATTCTCTTATAATATTACAGGGCAAGTTGGACCTACGCAATTAAAAATTGCAGTTAATATTATGAATAGGACTAAACTCAAGAATGTAATTTTAGATGATATAGTTCAATTTGAGCCATATTCTATATTAGAAAATGAGAGACCTGATATAGTAGCAGAAAAAGTTTATGGTGATGTAAAATTTACTTGGTTAATTTTTGTTATGAATGAAATACATGATCCTATTTGGGACTGGCCATTAGGAACTAGAGAATTTATAAGTTATATCCAAGGGAAATATGGAAGTGTTCGTGAATCAGAAACCCGTATACATCATTATGAACAAATTCTCAGAGCAAGAGTAGAACGAAAAGGAATAAAAGATCCTATACCTGAATATAGAATAAAATGTGATTATACTACTTGGTTGACTTTATCAACTGATACACGAGATACTATAAATTCTTATGTTTGGGAAACACAACAAAATGAAGCTAAACGAGATATCAGATTAATTAAACCAGAATTTGCTAGTATGATAATGGCAGAACACACAAATAAATTATTATAGGATAATACTATGCCAGCATTTAACGAAGGTGGTTATTCAAAAGTTTCTTTTGGAGAAACAACGATCACACGCCGAAAAACCGGAAAACCACAACAATTTGACGTTGAGAGTGGCGGAGCGAAAAGTGATGATATTATAAATCCTACTGTGGGAAATCAGCCAAGCTTTCCTGGTGATTATGAAGTACATGAATGTAGTCTTAAATCTCCACATAAGCCTGGTGGGGGAATTATTGATTTGAGAAACTCTTGGTCTGAACTGAATATTTTTGAAGATATGTTTTCATCTACCCTTACTTGTGATATTAGCATTGTAGACGGAGTTGGATTAACGGAATTTCTACCAATTATAGGAGAAGAGACGTTGACCATAAAAATCAAAACATCAAATTTACCAAATCAACGCCCTGCACAAGTTGGAGAACCTTCCGGTCCTCCTGGGAGTGAGATACTTGAATTTGGTCCGTTTAATGAAAGTGAAAACACTGGTTTTTTAGATTTAGTCTTTACAATATTTAAAATGGCAGATCGAAGTAATCCAGTTGCAGGGGGGATATCTACTTATAAGTTACATGGAGTTTCACAAGAGTATGTAGATAACTTGAAGGTAAAAGTACAGAGAAGTACTATAAATGAGGTTACAGGAGAACCACAAAAAATATCCAATGTAGTTCGTAGTTTATATACTGAGTATGTTAAGCCGAAATCTAAAACATCAGCTGATACACCCAAAAAAATATTTATTGAACCCACACAAAATTTAGTAAATTTAAGTTTACCAAATCTAACACCATTCAAAACTTTTGAATTTTTAGCTGGAAGATCTGTCTCTGCTGGACAGCATGCAAGTGGATCAAATTTTGTTTTTTTTGAAACCGTAACAGGATATCATTTTATTTCTATAGAAACACTTATGGCTGGAGGTGGTTCTGGATATTTGAAACCACCAGATTTTCCAGCAGGTAAAAATCCAGATGAAGGATCATATGCGTTTGGAAAAAATCGGGCTAAGGAAACCTATACAGTTTGGCCGAAACGGATGGATTTAGATGTCGAACTAGAAGATGCTGTTCTTGCACCAGAAAGAGTTGCTCTAGAAATGACATCTGTTTTGAGTTATAATTTTACTTCTAATTTTGATGTTTTAGAAAATTTAACAAAAGGGATGTATGCGAATAAATTAATGACGCATGATATAGTTAGAATGAAATTTGATACTATAGATTTTAGTTATCTTCAAGATCAACTGCCCGACATAATTGTTCATGCTGATGGGACAAGAGAAGAACGACCAATTAAAAAAACAGTAGCAGATAAGAAAAACTTTTCAGATGTATTTACTCATTTAGAAAATCAAGAGTTGTGTACTTCTCGGCAATCAGCATTAAATGCTCCAAATGCTCTTGTAAGCTTTTATCCTACAAATCTAGGTCATAATGAAATATCACATTTTAAGAATGGTGTTGGAATAAAAACTGTAAAACATGGTGAAGAATTGGGACCATTAAATATTGTTTCTAATAAAGTGGAAGAATGGTTACAACAACGTACAGTTCAGCAACAACAACTGAATAATATTAAATTGAATATTAGGGCTCCTGGTCGATCAAGTAGAATGGTAGGAGATGTGATAGAGTTTAAAATGCCTTCTCCTAGTTTATCAATGAGAGGTGGTGGAAATGAAATGGAAGAGGAGAAATATTTAAGTGGTAAATATTTAATTACCAAATTACGACATCATTTTTCTCGTGAAATATATAATATAGAATTTGAGTGTATAAAAGATTCTTTAAAAGCTACTTTATCAGGCGGTGGTGGAGGTTCTTCAGTTTCCGGAAGTTCTGCTATTATGGATGATGGATCAATACAAATGTCAGAAGATGGTGAACGCGTGATTGGAGGTTTATAGTATGTCTTATTTTATGGGAAAAGAGGGATTTATCTGGTGGCAAGGTGTTGTTGAAGATAGACACGATCCCCTTTATCTTGGCAGATGTAAAGTTCGTATTCTAGGGTGGCATTCAGAATTAAAAACAGATCAACCTACAAAAACATTACCTTGGGCGTATCCTGTTTCTCCGATTACTTCTGCAAGTCAAACAGGAGTAGGTACAACTCCATTAGGACCTGTAGAGGGCACATGGGTATTAGGCTTTTATAGAGATGGAGAATCAGGTCAAGAACCTATGTTCTTTGGTACTTTTGGTGGCATACCGGAGTTGGATGGAAAATTCAATAATCTTGAGAAGGGATTTTCAGATCCAAGACAGCCTGGGGGAGATCCAGGACACCCACTTTATCCAGATGAAATACCAACAAGACAATTACGTTTTGACGCAGCTTCAATTAAAGCTGGACAATCAGTTCCCAGAGAACCTGCTTCAATTATACATAATGCCACTCCCGACCCTGCTCAACACCCACAAGAAATTAAAATATCTGAGTCTGTTACACTTAAACAAGGAGCAAAACCCACTACCGATGAGGCTCATGTAAAAGGGGAATATTCTAGTTTTCCAGTAACACAATTAATTGAGTCACGCTGGAACCGGCCAGCATATACTGTTAAACTAGTAGAAAATCCAGTTCGATCTACTTTTCCTGATACTGGATTATCTCCATTAGATAAAACTATTCCAACCTCTTTAATTTCAAATACTAGAAATTTAAATTATCTTAAAGAGCCTACTACGAATAGATTGGCAAGAGGTATAAGAGGTAATACTCTCAAGACAGATCCTTCTATTTCAGGTATAGTTTATGAAAAAACTTTATCACGAGAACAAGGTCAAACAAACATTCCTTGTGCGACAGGAAGTACTTGGTCTGAACCTACTCCTGCTTGGAATGCACTATATCCTTACAATCATGTTCATCAAACAGAAAGTGGACATATTGTTGAAATGGATGATACGCCAGGATTTGAGAGACTTCATTGGTATCATCGTGCTGGTACTTTTACTGAAATTGATGCAATAGGAATTAAACATGAAAAAACTGTAAATGATCATTATAGTATTATTTTAGGATCAAAATATTCACACATTGAAGGTGGTGATTGTCTTACGGTTGACGGTTCACAACAAGTTCTTGTTCAAGGACGTAAGAATGATAGAATAGGAAGTTCTTATATTGTTTCTATGGGAAAAGGATCTTTTAATCTTAATAATCCTGGGAATCTTGTTGGTATTACTAGTTATGATTATACAGTATCAGCTACAAATAAAATTACACACGCGTCTTCTCATTTTTATCGTCATTCCGGACATGCTCATCACAATACAACAGGTGAGCAAACAGATAGTGTAGGTGGAAAATGGACTATGGACGCGAAGGCATTTAGTCTTAGTACAGTAGGATCTGCTTCTGTTAATGCAGGAATGTCTTGGAGTGTTAAGGCGTCAGATTCTATTAATGAAAGTATATTTGGATTATTACCAAGTGCTTCTATGGGATATGCGAAAAAAACTACCGCAACGTTAGGGAAGATAGGGATGGAATCTATTGATGGTTTAGCAACGGGTGGTATTGAATTTCTCTTGGGTCCTGCTGGAATTTCAGCAAGTTTTTCAATGATGCCTTTAGGTGATATAAAACTAGACGCGTTAAATGAGATTAAGATGTCGGCAAGTTTGGGAAACTTGAAAGGGGAGACATTACTAGGGGATGTCATATTTGAAAGTTTGTTATCATCATCTAAATTAACGGTAGATGGAGCAGCATCAATGCAAGGACTATTGGGAGAAGTAAGTGTAAGTACTACAGGTAGAGTTAAAGTCAAGGGATTAATAATTACCATGAAACAATTTATGGATGATATAATAGATATTATAACAGAACATACACATCCTAGTGGTTCAGGGCCGACTGGTCCTCCAATGCCACCAGCATCGGTAAAATTATCATTACTGAAATCTATAAAAGTAGGACAGAGTTTTGAATAATGGCTTTAGTTAAATCAATATTACAAACCGAATTGGGGACGATGTTTATGGAGCAACCTGCTACTGGTATTACGCCTGGGAGAAATATAACAAAGGCATTTAAGAATTATTTGTCTATGGCACAAAATGCGGCGGGGTTTCCATATTCTGTTGTCATGGCTGAACCGTATGGAATGAATATTGGACAAATTTTCCAAGGGATGTTACCAGTAGGAATGACAATAGGTCAAGCAGTGGGGGCACAATTATCAGCTATGTCATTAACATTTATGAGTTCAGCACAAATAGGCCCTCCTGTAGCAGCACCTTCACATATTCCACTATTACAAATGCTATTTAATGCATATGCTCCTTCACCAATGGATTTCGGTCGTGAGCTTGGAGGTATTATGGCAGATTGGTCAAAAACTTGGGTAGTAAGTGGTATAATTCCTGGTACTCCACCAGTACCATTTTCAGGACCTTTATCATAGAGAAAAAAAATGTCAGGAGCAATACAAAAAGAAATTGAAGAAGTTGAAAAAACACTGAAAAGTGCGCCTAATAATCATCTACTTGCACGTGAGGGAATTTTAGATTCTATTACGTTAACAAGGGAATTTGCCCAAACCTTATTAAATGCAATATGTCAGAAATTTACATCTGCTTCGGGAAATTATACTCTTGCAACTATATGTGAAAATCTCGCACAACAAAGAGCTATATGTTATGGGGCAAGAGATTTAAAAACTACTTATAAAAAATTCACACTTCCAGCATACGAAGTTGTAAACGGTGCTTTAGGACTTACAGAACCTAATACGTCTTTTATGGGAATTACAGCATCTCAAATTTTAGATGAATATCCAATTACATTAAGTTCGGTTGCTGGAACAACACAAACACAAGGAAGTAATACCTTTAGTACTTATGTTGGAGATTATTATCTCGTGAGATCAAGAGTTTCAGGAGAATTGGTAGATGCTATAGATAATATTAATCCCTATACGACTCCAGACACAGAGATAGTTTCTGGTAACAGTATTGCTTGGGGATCTAGTGTAACGGGAGAAGAGGCAGCGAATACATGGAATTATAGTTGGGCAAAAGCGAATATTGCATCTGTAGCTATAGTTAATTCAGGAGCATTCAATGAATTAACTACGTTGACGTTATCTGACCATTTGACGCAAGGGAGTAATACAAATTATACTCCAGTTGGACCTGGTTATGGTGGAGTGTTTTATTTAAAGTTACACGAGGATCACGTAAACACCTTTACTATCACTGGAACGACGACTGCAAATACAGTAGAGATTACTAATGTTTCTACTGTGGATATGGAGAAAATAAAATATGGAGATGTCATAACCGCGAGTAATATTTTAGTGGGACATTATGGTCCGACATCTATTGCTGCGGCAAAGGATTCAGAAAATAAAATTAGATTGAGTAATTTAGTTTATGATATTGGTACAGTAGAACAATTCATGAACACTGTAACCTTAACAGGTGGTACATGGCCTACTTGGATTGATGGAGAAACTATTACTATTGCGGGAGGTGGAGGAAAAATTGTAAGTAGACCAAGTGGTATTAAATTAACTCTTTCAACTTCTGCTAATGTTGCATCTGGTACAGCATATTCATTAACATATGGTGGAAAAGCAACATCAAATGGAAGTGTAACTCTTACAGTTAATAGTATTCCTTTTAGTTATGCAAAAGATGATATTTTTTGTCAAATAAAAGTTACCGCTGAAGGGATTGTTAAGAATCCTAATTGGAAACATACAGGTAATGGAACAGGTGGCTATAGTGGAACAAATGAGGGTCCAGATGATACGTTAAATGCTAATACATCTCAGTTTGTTGGATTATTAGGATTTTATGATCCTGATAATGGTTCAGCTAATGCTACAAATGATTTAACAAGAAGTGCTAGAGAAGATTGGGTATCTATTGGTCAAGAATATAATGAAACAGAATATCCTTTTATAGAAACAAATCCATTTAAACCCGCAGTAGGTGCTACACATGCAACCTATGAAGTAAAAAATAGTGAATTAGTGGGAACACAACCTCCTGTATTGACACGTGATGATGTATATTCTGGTAGATATATTAGGTGGGATGTAAAGAGAGCGTCCGCGGGGGGTGCATTACCAGAACATAGATATTATACAGACAGCGCAGAAAAGTTTTATTATGAACTACCAGCAAATGCGGGATATTCTTGTGGTACTGTTACTATAGCTGATCTTCCCATGCCTTCTACCGCGGAACCACCCGCCGCAATAGATAAATCAGGATTATCGGGTGCTATAACAAGAGTGCAAGGAACACCTGTTATTGCAAATAGTGTTTCGGTTGGTGTAGCTGACACAACAGATATTCCGGTAGATGATGATACAACAACCGCAGCTTTAAGTGGCATGTTCAATCCACCTAGTAACAATGCAACTATAGGAAGCTATTATAATCTTAATGCAGATAATTTAATTTATGTTAATAGATACCATTATGAAACGGTGACTATTACCACTTCACCTGCTTGGACAGCTACAGTTGCAACAGATTCGTCCGTTTTTCCTTGTAAATATAATTTTGTACAGAAACACATATATGAGGCAGGGGGTACAGCAAATTCTACAATGAATGCTGATGTACAATTTATACGTGATACCGTAGATGATTTACAATCCATTGATGCGTTCCGTGATCCGATTGTCACAGGAGCACAAGCTGGGGGTAGTGGAATAAGTGATGATGCATTTGATACTTATATGAATGTGGCTACAGATGCAGATTTAGCATCGTTATCTACATCATTGACAAATTTTCGTAATGCTCTTACTGCTCAAGGACGAACAGGACCTAACAATGCGAATACTGGAAAGGGGACATCTATAACTTATGCGAATACTACATGGGCGGCTTTTCATACTGAACTAGGAACGTTTGGTAGTAATTGTGGAAAGAGAGTAGCGGAAATAGATGCTCGTATTGGTGTACCAACTAGGGCGGGTACTAGATCTACAACTCGTGGAGTACCACCAGCAATTTATGTGTCAGCGATACCATCATCAAATACAACAAATGGACAAGTACCATATGGTAGATCTCTTTATAATAATATAAACTATCTATTGGGAAAAGATCTAAACTTGTTAGGAAAATTAATTGGAGATGTACAATCGTTAAGTACTCAAATTAATTTAGTAAAAGGGGATAGAAATAAATTTGAAATGTTAAATGGTAGAGATAAGGAATATAATGTCTGAAGAAACTCCTAAATGGGAAAAGGCATCTCCAAACAGAGGAGATATGCAAAGTTTATTAAAGAAGACCAAAAAATTTGCTGAGATGTATCTGAAAATTGTAGAAGAAAAAAAAACAGAGTGGGAAGATCACTTAGAAGCTCAAAAAGAAAAGCAAGGATCAAATGGCTGAATGGAAAAAATGGACAATAGCAGATGCTGGTACAATTAAAGACATTGCTGACACTGCTAAAGAACTAGCTGAAGGACTTAAAACGGCGTCTGACCTTGCTGTAACTGCTACTACGGTGACAAAGTGGATAGCAGAACTTGAATCAATTAATCCATTTATAAAGGCATTAGAATTAATTGCCGATGAACTAATTAAAGCTATCCAAGATACGAGAAATGCAGGATACTATTATCTCCTTGTTGATCCTTATTCTGGAAGACCTAATGTTACACCAATTAATACAAAAGTTAAGGGGTTTGAATGGTGTAGGAATAGTTCCGGACAACGATTATATTGGAATCCTAACTCAGAAAATCCAGAAGCTTCAATCACCATAAGTGTTCCACCATTTTTATCATCAACATTTGAACCCAAGTTAACGACACCACGAAAAATAGTAGTGGGTGGATATAATCCATATGTGGATCAAATGATTGATCCTTTTACTTCCATGACTCCGTATCCAACATATTCGGCGACAAAGGTAGTTGAAACTATAGTGGGAGCATTTGGAGATGAAGGAGATGTTGCAAAATATGAAGCAAAGGATGGGGAGTTTCGGCAGGGAAAACCTGACACTGGTGACATAGTATTTAATGATGAAGGTGTAGCGTTTACTGGATGGGATAGGGACATAAAATTCGGATTACAATTATGGAATATGGGTGCTATGAAAGCAGACGGGAAAGACCACGATGATACAGCCAGGAAAAATGGAGGATGGAAAATTGATAGGGAGAAAATTAATATTAAAATCCAATCAGGACGACCAAATGCGCAAGGGTCTTCAGTTGAAATTGAAAAAATAACCTATGGAGGAAAGACTTTAAAGATTGAATCTGCGAGTTCAGCTTTAGTATTTATTATAGCTGCTCCATCGTATAAGGTGTTCGCAGAAAGTATGCAAGCTTTTGCGAAATTATTTTCAGATATTCCAGATTTCGCGGATTCGTCTGTTCAAAATATTATGGATCATTATAATGACATTTTTGTAACACCAAAAGCACAAGTAATCAACATGACTATGTGTGATTCAAAATATGGATTATTCACAGTAGGAGATGTTATAAGAGGAGAGCGTGGGGGATTGGGTATAATAACAAAAGTAGACAAGATAGTTGTAACTTCAATGGTTGCTATGATGAATTATACACTAACAGATGATCGGGGTGAGACAAAACTTAAATATCAAGAAGTTGATTCGAATAGTAGTGGACGATATAAAGATATGGAAATAACACTAACTCCTATTGCCACCAAAGAGGCGTCAAATATAGAGAGTTGGGTTATAAATGATGCAGTGTATGAACAAGAAGCTAGAGGTATTTGGGGAACTGCTGCTGAAAATTATCCAAACTATCAGATTAAGGGTCAAGATACTATGACTTATCCAGGTGATCGTTCAAGGAGTGGAGAGAAGAGAAACTTGGGAGGAGAAATATCGAAAAGAATATATCCAAAATATGGTACAGTGGCTTTAGAAAAATTAGAAATTCCACTTGAGTCTGTAGCACCAAATTTTAGTGGAATTCAAATGAGTCAATGTATTCCACATTGGAATACATTTTTTGATCTGTTGGAAAATTTTGTAGTGGGAGTAAAGGGGTATATTAGTACACCAACAGATTTTATTCAAGATCAAATTGATATGCTTAACAGAGTTGTAAAAGAATTAGAAGATATGATAAAGACTATTGAGAAGTTTTTAAAATTCTTCTCAGTAGATTTATCCAAAATGGGAATATATGCTGTTCATATAAAAGGTAATACAGCTGGAAATGCGGGGCTAGCATCTGCAATTGGAAATGCTGATGGTTTACCAACAGGTTTGGATTATGCTGCTGGTATTGTATTTGTTGGAATGGACATTGCAGGAGTAAATGCACTTGATTTAACTTTAGCTAATCTTATAATGGGAACGGGTGGAACGGCAGCAGAAACAGAGCTGGCGGAACTTTAGAGTAGATCAATTTTTTAAACGAATGTGTAAAGAACTAAATAGTATAAGGGAATAATATGGCTGTAAAACACGGAAAAGATTACGTAGATTTCGACATGGACTTCACTCCTCATCCTGCGCACGGAGATCTATCGCAAGTTAAAAAAAATAATGTTATTAATCGGTCTATTAATAATATAATGAAAACAAATGCGTATGAAAGATTATTTCAACCAGATGTTCAAGGTGGAATATCAAATTTGCTATTTGAAAATTTTGGCCCCTTAACTGATTCAAGATTACAATCAGCTATAAAACATGCAATTAATACGTATGAACCTAGAGCCATTGTTAAGAAAGTAGACATAACACGGCTAGAAGATGATAACGCATATCAAATCTACATTGAATATCAACCGGATAATAGTTCGGAAACAGCAAGTACAGAAGTTTACTTGGAAAGGGCATAAAGAAGATGGCTAGTACAGAAGGAAAACTTAATGTATCGGAATTAGATTTTACTCAAATTAAAGAAAATCTAATAGGCTTCATGCAAAACCAAGCTGAATTTGTTGGTTATAATTTTAGAGGTTCATCTTTTGATGTTCTTCTTGATGTGTTAGCATACAATACACACTATAATGCTTATTATGCAAATATGGTGGCTAATGAAATGTTTTTAGATTCCGCTACACTTAGAAATTCAGTAGTTGCGAGGGCGAAACACTTAGGATATTTACCAAGATCCGCAAAGGGATCAAAAGCGTATGTTAATCTCACCATTACCCCAGCTGATGATCCTGCGGTCATAACTATTCCAAAAAATTCTAAATTTCAGGGAAGTGTAGATGGTGTTAATTATATTTGGTGTACATCTAATGCTCATGCCATTAATATTAATGCTAACCTTATCTACACAGCAACTAATGTTGAACTCACTCAAGGAATTCCAGTTTCATTTAGATATACAGCCGCAACTGCAGATGTAGATCAAAGATATCTTTTTCCTAATGCGAACGTTGATACAGATACTATGACTGTAACAGTTCAAACTTCAGCTACTGAATCAGCATCATTTGCATATGCTTTAGCAAATGACATTACTACTGTTAATTCTACTTCTAAAAGTTATTTTTTAGATGAAGCTGATGATGGTTTATATGAAGTACAATTTGGAGATGGTATATTAGGAAAAGAAATATCAAACGGAAATATTATCACATTATCAGGTTTGATAACAGATGCTAATGCAACTAATGGATGTAAATCCTTTTCTATCGTAACTGATGTTGGGGGATATTCTAATGTTAAAATATCTACAGTCTCAGCAGCAGGTGGGGGTGTACCATCCGCCGATATAGAAGAAATTAAATTTCAAGCTCCCAAAAGCTTTGATGCACAAAATCGATGTGTTACAGTTTTTGATTATATAAGTTTAATTAAAAGAGATTATCCAAATGCTCAATCAGTAGTAGCTTGGGGGGGAGAAGATAACGACCCACCTATCTATGGAAAAGTTTATGTAGCAATTAAACCAAGAATAGGTTCTACTCTATCTACCGCCCAAAAAGAAGCAATCGAAAAATCAATATTAGCTAAACGTAATGTTGTTGGTGTAACTTCTGTAGTTGTAGATCCAGATTATATGTATTTGAAAGTTGATACTACAGTAAAATATGATTCAGCCTTAACATCTAATAGTGCAGCATCACTTAAACAAACTGTAACTTCAACGGTTCGAAATTTCGGCGCGAGTAATTTAAAAGATTTCGATCAAGCATTTAGATATTCTAATTTAGTTAAATTAATAGACGAATCAGAAATTTCTATTAGAAGTAATCAAACTGCTGTTTCAATAAAAAGGTTTTTGTATCCATTACTAGGATATACAGCAGCATATTCTTTAAAATTTTCAAATGAAATATATCACCCTTCAAATACTTTTTGGGGATCGATATCAAGTAGTACATTTTCTTATCGTGATCTCGCGAATACTGTATGGCCTGATTGTAGGTTTCAAGATGAAAATGGATATATTCAAGCGTATAGGAAATTTGGTCTAGATAGAATTCTTGTTGCAAATAATATAGGAACAATTACTTATTCAAGTGGAGAAATACAGCTTACTGGATTTAAACCAGAAGCTATTGGAGCAATCGAAACAGGAAATACGGAATTTATGACAGTTTCGATTATACCTGCATCCTCTGATGTTAAACCTGTGCGAGAACAAATTATATTAATGGCAGATGAAGATGTTACTGTTACTATGGTAGATGATTCACCTTCAGGGACATATATGTCGGGAGTGCATAGCAAGACCGATGGTTCAACACTCCGCACCGGATATGAGAAATAATAAATGGCTGAAAAGAAAATAAAAGATAGAAAGGATATTTCAACGTTAATAGAAACTCTAGTGCCGGAGTTTGTAACAGCGGAACATCCGAAGATGAAAATCTTCATCGAAAAATATTATGAGTTTATGGAATCCCATCAAGTTTATTTTGAGGGAATTAATTTCAATGAATATAAACTTGTACAAGAAGGTATCGATGACGCTTCAATAGAACCAGACTATTGGATTTTTGAAGATGAGATTAATACAAAATTGATGCCGGATGGTGATCCTAATGAATTCTATGATCCAAAGGTTTTAGAAGCTGCAATAGTAAATCACCGTATCCAATTAGAATCACAACGTGATACCTCAAAAGATAATGAATTACAATTTGTAATAGGTGAAACTGTTTATGGTAATACTACCGATGCAGAAGCGATTATTACTGGTGTATCAGGAAACACTATTGCCTTTTTAAAACCTACCACTAATACAAATTTCACATACGGCGAAGAACTTACAGGAGTTGATTCTCGTGCTTGGACAACCTTTGCTAATGGTGTTTTAGCTGGTGTTTTTCCAGAAGGATCTATAGAGGGGTTTCGTTCAAGGGGAGCAATTGCCGCCACAAAAGAATTGGTAGATTTACAAGATATTGATAGAACGGTAGAAGGTCTTATTGATGATTCTTGGAAGAAAGAATTTTATACTCATGTTCCCAAACAAACCGTAACAGACAGGAGAAAACTTCTTAAGCAAATGAAAGAAGTTTATCGATCAAAAGGTGGAGAGGCTTCTTTTGATTGGTTATTTAAATCTCTTTTTAATTCTCAAGATGTAGATTATTATTATCCTAAAAATGACTTGATGAGATTGTCTGATGGTAAATGGATAAAAGATAAAACCGTTAAAATTTTGACGGATACCGCAAATAATATTCATTTATTTGAGGGTAAAACACTCAGAGGATTAACATCTAATGCAACAGCAATAGTAGAAAAAACTATTACCAAAACAGTAGGTGCAGTTCAAGTTACTGAATTGTATTTGTCTAAAATTGTTAAAGGTACAGACCGGTATGGAACTTTAGGATATTTTCAAACATATGAAGCAGTTTCAACTGAACCAGATGCGAATAATGATGTAGCTCTTGGATTTTGTTCAGGAATTGTAGAAGATGTAACTATTGAATATGGTGGTAGTAACTATGCACTTGGAGATGAATTAATATTTGTTGCTGGTGGTGGAGCAGAGGCTAAAGCCGAAGTTACTGAACTTGTAGATGATATACTTAAAGGATTTCGTTTAATAGATTCTGGTGATGGATATTTTGTAGGAGATACTTTAGATTTTATTGATGGGGGTACTGGTGGTGCTGGTGCAGCTGCAACTGTTGGTACTATTATCCCCACAGGATCTGTTTTAAAAAATTCTGACCTAATTTATGATGTATCTTCATTAGCGATTAATTCCAATAATGTTATCAAGCCATTATATTCTAATTCCTCCTTGACTTTCACTGCTGGAATTAAAGAATCTTCCGGTAAAGTATGGGGTTCTACAGGGCCATTTTTTAACTCACAATTTTTTGCAGTAGGTGATCTTCTCAAAATACAAAAACATATTAAAAGTACCGAACACTTTACTGCTACTAGTGTTGGAACTACACTGACTCAAACAGGAACTACTGTTACTCTTTCAAATCCAGTTAGTCCAGAAGAAGCTATAAACATGATTGGTGGTAAAATTGTTTATGCAAATGGTAATAATAATATTATTGCTGGACAAGGAAATACTACTACACTTTATACTGTAGATACACATACAATTAGTTCAGCTCAAAATTTTGATATTTATTATGGTGATGATTCGGTTCAAGGTACGGTTATAGGTGCGAATAGTAGTCTTGTGTTGTACACTCTTAGTTCGATGTCTTATGATGAGAATTTTGGAAATCAAACTATACACAATTTCGCAAATAATGATTCGGTTATTTTATATGACACTAAAAAGAATAGACTTCATGGTGCACTAAATGCCAATGCTAGTGATGCAGCATTAACACATACTGGACATACTTTTGATATAGGTAACACACCAGCAAATGTCACATCAACTACAACAATTAATATAGGTGATGATTTTAGAGTGGGTGGAGGTTATGTTTCACAACAAGTTAATACATCTTATAACGTAGCTCCTGTATTAACTTATACTAAACATGACTATGGTTCTATTAATACTCTTGCTATTACCAATGGTGGTCTTGGTTATAAACGTTTACCGTTAATTACGGTTGCTAATAACTTTAT